AATCTTTTGACCTAACATATCAAGTGCCATAACAACCTCCTCGTAATCTATGAGATAGATGAATGGGAGAATACTGACCGATTCTCCCATTCATTTTGCAATGTTTTTCAATTGCGGTCACGTCCGTTTCTAACCAGCAAGTTTGACAATAACAGTAAACGAATTGTCTTTCCACTGGACTACCCGTCCCCGAGAAGCATTCTTTGAAGCACTCTACGAATGCGTCTGGGCGGACGGGGTGGGATTCGAACCCACGCTAATTCGCGGTTATATGCTGAAAGAACTTAGGTGACCCATAGGCTAAGTTTGGTGTGATAATACAATAACATCGACAGTAACACCTGAGCGTTTACCAGTTTCGCCACCGGAGCCCGAGAAGCACTCTGCGAATGCGTCTAGGTGCTCCAGGGAGGATTCGAACCTCCATATCAGGTTAGGACAGTAACAACAACGATATCACACGTTTTATTTGAATGGTTCCAGCAGGTACTTAGCCAGCTCTTCGCCAATCTTCGCTTGTGGAACTTCTTGGCAGTTCGCTCGCATGCGGGCTTTCTTAATCTCTCCGATTAGGTTGTCGATACGCTCTAGAGCATTGGCTTTCTGTAGGCTGGTGACAGCACCGCTAAGATTAGTGGTAGTGAATGTGCCAACCACTTCGTCCCTACTCACTTCTTTGACTTGGGCAGGGTGTTCCTTGGTCGCTTCGTACAAGATAACAGGAGTCACAACCTTCTCAGTCTTGGTGGTTACATCGTCAAGAACTGCTTTGAGTATACCCTCTTTGATTTGACTTGGGACCCATGCCTTAGTGGCATCGACAGTAGGCACAGCCTGTAAGACTTCTCGGATCTTGGTCAGTCGCGCTTCCAATCCCATAAGTTCGTCGATAGGCACATCGAGGACTACGGTCGTCCCGAGGGTGACATCTGATTTTGCGAGTTGGTTGGCTTTGTTCTTCTTAAACTGGATATCTTCGCTATGTGCCCAATGTTTGAGTAGATATTCGAGAGTTTCGGCTACCGTAGTGACGACTTCTCGAGTATCGCTGCCTGCTGCTTCTATCGCAGCGTTATCGGGACTATCTTTGATCAGCCTCAGGCGTTTGACCCACCCTTTAAAGTAGTGTTCTTTTCCAAACTTCTGAAGTGTGTCTTGGATCAGAACACTGACCTGGGATGCAAGTTGCTTCTCGATTGAAAGTAGTTCGTGAAGTTTCATGATATTCTCCTCTAGGATTGTGCGGGCCCTTCTGGACTCCCGACAGTGACATTGAATTCAGAACGAATTAAGTCTCTAAAATTGTGCGCTGATAGAAACTTAGGTGTTCCGTTTTGGTTTACATATTCAACAATATGGGTATCTCCCTCTCTGCTGCTTGGATCATTCCAATCTTCCCCCATGATCTGATCGCAGCAGGTGACGATTCGGTTGATGACAGAGAACAGTGGGTGGCTTTGTTTGTCCCATTCGATTGCCGCGTTGTAAGCTCGAAGATTTAGTGGGGCGAATCGGAGGTTCTGTTGGTAATCGTTGAAGACATTGGTCGGGTCATCGACGGAGATACCTTTGGGTTGATGGCGTTCGTACGGCAACGGTCCGGCGCCATGTCGCGTTGTGTAGCATCGCGTCAGATATTCAACGACCACAGGAACTTCGTTAAACAGGTTGAATCTTTTGAGCACCTTGCCGATGTTCCTGAACCCCGTGTTGCTTCGGGTAACATGCGGGAAAGAGCCGTACTCTTGGTCGAGCTGGAGACCCTGTCCGTTTTCAAAGATCAACGTGTCGTAATTTTTCAGACTATTTCTATTGGGGTTCCAGGCGGTCGTCCTCGCAGCGAACTCCTTGCAGTCCAAAGTAGCGCGGTCAAGCATAGAACTTTCATTGAAGTATTCATAGGCTTGCTTAACGAACTCAGTGTCATCATTCTGCGGATCACCTAACTGATTCCTGCACCAGTTTCTCACTCTCTTGATCCTGTCCATTAGAGTCATCGAAGTAAGATCGCTGAAATGGAGTGGAATACCTTGTTCTTCCCTCTCCAAAGTAACTCCGAATCCCACTCCGCAGGAGCCATGTCTCAAGTTGCCTCTACGAATCTCCATCACCTGATTAAGCAGCATATCGTAGGGAGTGGATACTGGAGTGTCCATTTCTACGAAAACTTTGAATGGGATATTGGCGTTCCTACCAGTGGTTTCCTTGATGAACAAGAGCGGGTTGACTACGGTGTGGCGGGTGAATAGCGTAGGCGCTCCTGCGAGTGTTCCAGAACCAAGATGGCTGAAGATGTGACGCGTACCGTTTCTGGTGACGGTATGACCAACCTGAGCGCCACTGTTAGCTCGAATGACAAGAGGTCTATCGTTCGTTCTCGCGCGGTAATCGACCCACATTCCCTTTCCTTCATCACCGTATCCTGCTCCTATACAAGCATATACCTTCATAATCACCTCATTGGTTACAGGTTAAGTGTCGTTTCGTCACCTTCGTTCGCGCTTAGGTCGAACGTATTGCTTCCGGTATACAACGATTCGACGATATGCGCCTTTTGCCCGCTATGGGCTGGCATCAAAGGCATTATCGTGTACGGGGTATCTCTATCTGAATCAAGTTCTATTGCTTGTCCTGTCACTATATCAAAAGATAGTTTGGTTGGTGGTGGACCGTCGAACGCTTGATCATCTATAACGTGTGGATCGTCTCTATTAGCAGACCTTGGGGTTACATTGCTGGTAAAAGATTCAAACACCCTATCAAAGTCTTTATCTTCCATCGTAAGAATTGTCTCTTTGATCCTAGTCTGTTCCCTCACGTTAGAGTATAGAAACGCTTTAGCAGAGAAGTCAAGTGTCCACACAATCGTTCTTCGTGATTCAAATCCACCTTGCCAGTCTATTACGAACCCTGCGTTGTTGAGAATGAACGGGACGTCTGTAGTTATGCCGAAGTCGCTTTTATCTCTAATGCTTATATTCAACTCAGGGGTGAAAAATGGCACAATCTGTTCAATGATCTTGAGTGAGTCTTCAAATTTTCGAGCACCTAGATACAGCATGAACGTGAACATATACGGCACTCTATTGTACATATAGTTGCCGTTAGCATCAGCGATGTCTTTCATTTTACTCATAGGGTTGAGCATTCTGGTATTGTCGTAGTCGATAGATGTTAACTCAAACCCAAAACTGGGTAGAGTGACCATCGTCTCATAGCCATCGTCGTGATCTGCTGAAACTTGTATCATTTCGATGTACTTTTCCTTTGGACAGTAATGGATGGGGACCTTTACTGATATTCCATAATCATTGACAAAAGTAACATCCTTAAACATTATACCAAATGCGGTTATTATGTTTTTTATGGTTTGGTAGTAGAAGTAGTTAGGTCTTGCCATTATAGGTTACCGAATGGATTTTCTTCTGTGAAATCAACCAGGTCAACAGTCTTTTGTTCTAGTCCAGCATTAATGCCCGCATCGAGCGCGGCTCGTGGACCATATTGTGAGGTTATCCTGTCGATATGTGGGTTCCCAGTTTCGAACTTCTCTCCATCAACCGTATATAATTGACAGTTGATCGCCCACACATAGTAACGCCCTAAGGGCCAATTCGGCGAGTCTCTTTTGACATACGTCATTTCAAAAAGTGAATTTGTCCACAATGGATTTCTGGCTGTAGATTGGTGATTTCCGATTAGTAGAAGATCACCCTCATTTGGACGATAGGGCCTATTGGGCACGTTCATAGATTTGAACATGCGTTTGCTTATAATCCACTCACTTGACGGTTGAAACTGAACACCAAACTGCGTCATAACATCAGGCTGTCCATCGTATCCTAACGGTGTTGTTAAACGAGCAGCGATAGGGAAGAATTTGCTGTATAGAGATTGATACGGTTCTCCTAAGATAGAATCAACGCTTCCCATCTCTTTAGGGATGTACAGGCACTCAGTACCCGTTATTCGGATTTCCTCGTCAATGAAGTCACCGATAAAAATCCTGTTCTTCCACGCAGTTGTAAAAATTAAACCAGGGGTTTAGTGTGCCGTATGACATTAATTAAAGCCTCGATTGGTGGGATGCTTAGTCATGTATTTATACGACTAAGACCCCACCACTCAAGTCTTATAGGTTAGAACCTCACCACGCCTCGGCTAGCACTCTTGCCATACCCCGGCGCGACAACCATTTCGTTCTCGGCGTTTGCCAATGCTCTGGTCACGACCATTGCAGTATCACCGGACCAGGTCTTGATGACGTCTTCCTTCCTCTCACCCTCGTTCATCTGGATGATGCTAACCATAGTTTCAGACAACTTGGTGTAGTCCTCCAACCAAATCGCGCGTTGCCCGAACAGGTTACGCCAACCCGCCTTAACTCGATCACCACGGAAGCGGGCGTGATTGCCCTGGGCGATCATGATGTGATAGCAGTTGTACATCTGCTGAGCCTTCTGGAGGACGTCCTCGAAGGTCATATCCTGCGGCATGTCATCGCCCATCACCTTCTTCACCTCTGCGGCATAGACCTTCTCCGGGCACTCCTCGTCCCCGATGGTGAAGATATAGCCTTTCTTGCCACGCTTCTCAAAGCAGTCGATAGAGGTGTGATTGTAGGCGAAGTAGTAAGGCAGCTCGTACGACTCAATAGCGTTGCCACCACCGCCGTGCTCGACGAAAATCTTCTCGAGCCATTTCGCGATAGTGAGATCGGCTTCGAACTGGCTAACTTGGAGCGGCGCTTTGTCGTACTTCGCATCACCGATACCCATAATCATCATATGCGGATCAGTAACCGGTTTGCGATTTAGCAGCTCTTCGAAGAAGACTCCGATGCCAGTGCGAACCAAGTAGTCTGCGATAACACCCATACTGCCAGTGACATCGACACCGACGATGACCGCAGTGCTATTGGGATTGGCGGCGCTGTCGCGGCTTTCACGAACCAGAACACCGAAGGGATTGAGATCTTTGTCTAGCTTCGTGCTAGTGAAAATCTCTTCAGTTGTCTTCGCGCTGGTGGTGGCAGCATACGTAGACCATTCTCTAGTAGACCATGTGCTGTAACCCATTGGGAACACCTCTCATTGTTGATACAGATCGTTGAACGTCATTAAAACATCTAGGCGGGGAAGATCCTTTTCAATCTTTAACCATTCACCGTAGTCTTTGATCAAGGTTTCTTGAGGACTAGAGCGAAGGAACTGAACAATCGATTTATTTTGCTTGTCGTGTAACAAGCTACTGCCGACCATAGTCGTATCACCGAGTAGACGCAGCGCCAGACAGCGGATTGCGATTTGGTCGACGACAGTTGTAGATTTCTTGGATGTGATGATAGACTTTGGCACATGCGGGACTAACCAGTTAGGCAATCCTACCATCAGGCTATCAATCCTTTGCGAGAACCACCATCCCCCGAGGACGTGGATGGTGCGGAACTTCGGGTTGACAAAGATGCTGTCGAGCGATAGTCCGCCGAACATCCTGTGTTGAGCTTGCTCCATGAACAGGGCGAAGTTGTAGAGTCCTGTAATGATCCATGACAGGTGCCCCGGCTTAAATTCGTATTTTGCTTCTATCAGATCAGCCAGACATATCTGATCCTGATTTTTGTACATGGTTACAGCTAGACCAGCATCTGACTTATACTGTTGGAGTTCTCTTGGAACGAATCGAGTGAAGTTATTCTCAATCATTTTGGAGGGGTACTTAACTCCTTGGATAGACAATACACCAGCACGGTACAGATCCTCATTCTCCGTCGGAACATCGAAAAGCACCATTTGCGTACCAATGTACATGGATCCAACATCGATATCACGTTTCTTTTTGTACCTGAAATGGTACTGTTTCGTATCAGATACGAGATCGAAGACAGTGAGTACATTGCCCCAGTCGCCGTTATCTGCTCGTTCGATTAGTTCATTGAGGTGGCGGAGAACTTCTCCCGCCAAGGGGTTGGGGTTCCTGTCAGGATGCCACATCTGCCTAAGCTTGCGAGCTGCTGGGGTATGATTGAATTTGGAACGGAAAAGTTCGTAAGGGCTTTTGATTTTGAGGATGTCATCTGCGGTGAGTGTCTCATAATGAGCAGTCATCTTTCCCCCTAGTTGCTAGTGTGTCTGCATAGTATACGCAGAGTTGGGCAGTTTGTCAAGCCTTGGTGCAACTGTTAACCGATACGAGGTTGGGTGCCCAAGAGAACCAAGACACACGCCAGCCGTACACCGTGAGATTGCAGTGTCCACCCTCTAGCATCTTTCCCATGAGTACGCCGCTGTTGCGTTTGAGGATCCACCAGTTGTCGTCGTTCCTGATCATACCCCATTCGTAAGGGTCCTCTAAAAGGTAAACGAAGTTCCCTTCCGAAGTCTTATCGATTCGATTGATCGTTACGTCTACCGTTTGCTTCGTTAGCTCATAAAACCCAATGTTTGCTGCCGCGGGTAACAGGACCGCTGCTGCCACTGCACCAAGAAGAGTTGTCTTCAGTTTCATTTGTCTACCTCACAGTTATAGGATGATTTATTGCACGGTTGCATTTGCTCCCTCATCATCTTGATGTTCAAGATGTTCGCGTCGGAAGTTAGGGAAGTGGCATTCAACTTGCGCAATGCTTGATCAATGTCAGATGCGATGACTGTATAAGCCCAGCCTCCCATTTCAAACCTAAACGAGTTCTTCTCCATTTTGTATCTCATTGATTGATACGTGAAAGTTGGCGGAAGGAGATGGAGTCGAACCATAATCGGTGTAACCGATCAGACCGCTTAGCAGGCGGCTCCAACACCGTGCTGGATCACCTTCCATTTTTCAGATTGTATGTGCTCCTGTGATCCACTTGAGATGCGCTATTTGATTCTCTAGTGCTCTGATGTTCCTTTCAAGTTCTTTGATTTTCCTGTCTTTTTCATCCTCCATTACAGGAGGCTTGAGTTCACGTCTATCGAAAACAATCGCTCTATTCAAGGTTTCCATTCTTACCTCACTATTGCTTGTTAAGCCATTCTAAACCTTTCTCATATACCTCATCATATCTAGGATTGGGCGGAACAACCGTTGCCTTATAGCGGGCAGTGCCTTTGGTTACTAGAGCACCTGAGTCACTAATCTTCGATTTCATTACTCTATCCCTAAGCTCGCACAGCCTTTGGTTGTAACGGTTGAACTCTTCCTCTGTCATATCGACTGTCGCCAATGAGTCCAATTCGAGCATAGGATCGGCGTAAGAACGATACTTCTTGTGGAACTGCCACCAAAGGCGTGGGCGATGCTTGAGCATTACAACTTGGTGAGATGTTCTATCGCCCAGGTCTACAAGAAATAAGACGAGCTTTACAACAAGCCACACTATTAAGCCCGCAATAAGAACCAAGATAAATGTGACTATAGCGATATCAAGAAATATGTCCATAGGTTATGCCAGTTTAGGGGTCCAGTTTGGGGGTGGTGAACGCTTGCTGATTATCCCTACACCGATGAACGTTGATCCTACGAATACCCCATAGTAAAGCATATACATCTTTTGATCTGGATTCCCGAAAGGGATTGATTTGCCCCAAATAACTTCGATAAGCATAAATCACCTCATTGCGATAGAAAGTGGCGGTGGGGGTGAGACTCGAACTCACAAACCCATTGCTGGGTCAAACAGTTTTCAAGACTGCGCCGCTCACCAATACGGTAGCCCCACCTAATGATATTCACAGTATTCCCATTTTCGATACTTGTTATCTTGGACCGTGCTTTGCCTGCTCTTCAGGTGTTCCAGGACGATCGTGAATTTCAGACTTATTGGGACCGTAATGGACAGGTTTGATCGTCGTCACTCTAACCTTCTTCTTAGGATTGACATGGGTAATGATATGAGCCCCATTGCCATCCGTATCGTGGCTAACGATAGCGTGCCCATTGGCTTTTAACACGTTCTTGTGGACTATAGCCATTTCTGTCGGGGTGCGGCGATGGCTGGATGTATAGTTAGCTTCTGCCAGCATCTCTTCTGGGTAAGTGTAATCTGCATTAGTGATTTCTGTAATATAATCTTCGAATGATTTCATTGGTTTTTCCTTTATGTAAATTGGCGGGGGAATGCTCAATACTTATTCAACGATTGGCATAGAATACGTGCCCACCAATTTTACTCGTAACAGATTTCCCTTTAAAGATAGTAGTGTTTCGACATCTCTTTGAATGAAAATACGTTGCTCCACCCGTGTTGTCTTTGGTTGTCACTACTTTGCGAGCCACCACTTTCGCTATTTTCCAACTCTCGTCTTTATCACTTGGTATCTTGAACTTGTATCGTGTCCAACTGAACTGACCTCGTTTGAACACCTCAGTACAGATATCACTGTGGTTTTGTTTTACTCTATTGAGAGTGACATGGGCGACAGCATACTGCCCCTGTAGTGGCTCCCCTCTCGATTCGTAGTATACGTTGAGTGCAAGACATAGTAAAGCAGATTTGATAAGCATTGGCTTCTCCTTTTCCATAGGAGTTGCCTAGCTCGTTGTATTGTAGTCATTGACTACTCCTATGTTTTACTCTATCCGATACAGGAGTATGGAATACGGATTAGAGCAGTTGTAAGATATCACCTCTTCGCTTCAACTGTAAGCAGTGGGGTGAAAGAAAGCTACTCACGGCAGTCAGTTTTGTTTAGATACTCTTCGAGCACCTGCTCAATTCTAACGGCATCGCGAATACGCTGTTTCAAAGATGCTACGAAACAGCAACGACAAGCGACTTGTTCTCCTTCTAAGTGTGACCCATAGATATTGAGTCCGTTTGCGATCTCTTCGATGATGTCATCAAGTGTTTCTATGGACATGCCGGTCCTTAAAAGTTGGTGCCCATCCCAAGTTTCGAACTTGGCACCTCACCCTTATCAGGGGTGTGCTCTACCAACTGAGCTAGATGGGCTTATGATCTACCCGTACTTCGTTTCTCTCTACCGTACTGGAGGGTGTTGACTATGAATGGATCAATGTTTCCATCCATCGCAACTTCCACTGGCATCGAGATGCTGCCATCAGTGGCAATGTTCCTCTCAAAGTGATAAGTCCTCACGACATCGGATGACGCACGTCTCTCTTCAGTCTCTGTGCAATATAGCGCGATCAGCTTCTTAGCGAGATTGGTGAACGCTTCTCTCTGGTTGCTAAAGACGGTCTCTTTGCGATTGACCAGTACACATCAGCCCGCTTTCAATGTGAGTGATGCGGCAGCAATTCTGATGCTTATTGCGATATTGCCCTCCAGCACCAGTTCCAGAGAACCATTCCAGCTTGAAATCTTTCTTTGTTAAATGCAACTCTTTCATAGCAGTCTCCTTAGTTGGAGCCCTCACCTAGATTCGAACTAGGATCGAGTGATTACGAAACACTCATTCTACCATTGAACTATGAAGGCGTTCTATTGATCTTCGTTAGGCTGAGAACAGCCGAAATCTGCGTCCTTTTTTGTGAGCACATAAGAAAATTCAATGTGATCTGTTGGACACTGTGGTTGTATAGACCCCTCCAATACAGCCGTCCTTATGTCATTGTCTGTAAGACCAGGCGGCACAGTCTTCGACTTCTTACTCAAAGCCGTTTGGACTGCGGAGTGATCTACTAATTCTGCAAGCAATGATGCATCCTCATCATTGAGGTCGGTACTCTCCATAAGGTTCACAGCGAGTTGCAGGATGAGAATAGACCGATTGACCTTATCTCTTTCAGATACAGTGCTCATCGACCTTGCCCCCTATACGGCTTCTTCGTGAGTTTGTCATTCTTCGACTTGAATCGAGTGTTCTTGCTTGCGCCGTCGCTAGTTTTCTTAGGTGCTGCTTCCTTCTTCACATTCGCAACCGTCGTTTTCACCTTAGCCATTTCGTCTCCTCATTAGTACATTGGTGCCCAAAATAGGAATCGAACCTATGTCGCATCCTTACCAAGGATGTGTTCTACCTATTGAACTATTCGGGCGATTGTGACTGTTTTAACAACTGGAATCTTCTTACGTTTAAAGTCAGATCGCAGCAATCCTTCATAGATCTCTTCATTCGTCATCGGACGATACTCTACGTCATAAATCACTTCAAAATCTGCATATCTTCATTCCACAGTCTTCATATTTTAGCCTTTTTGTAAGCCAACGAGCAGTGCGGTGGGAGGTAAGATCTTGCCTTGGCAATATCACCATGGCTGGGCGCTTTAGGTATCTTACCATCCAAAGTGCTGGAGATGAATTCGTTAAATGCATCGCCCATCACCTCTAAAGCCTTCAATAGCACCCACTCATTAAGATTCCCCTCTTGGGGTAGGACTTTTTCATTAACATACTCACGGATCCTATCGTAGTCAATATCGTCCATAGGTCACGAGCGCACCCTTGTGATTACCCAAAAGTCGTCTGATAGGTCGCTATCTGTGATAAACTCGTACGGTAGATGGAAGAAGCCATTGTTGCCCCATTCTTCACCCCACGAGTTGCGGACCACGAAGCACTGAGTAGCATCGTTATATCCCACGACAGCAACCGCGTGACCTCCAAGCATCTTCTCCTTACGGGATGGCATCTTTACGATGCCTGTTCTCGCAGTCTCCTCTGACATGAACGACTCGTAAACCGCGATTCCGATCACAACGAGGTTGCGGTCGAAGATAGCTGCTTTGAACGATGGCAAGTCTCGTGTCGCTCTATGGTACTGGACTGCGGCGTGCTTTACGCCATCCTTGTAACAAGCCTTTACAGGCTTCTTGGTGAACTTGTTGATATCATAGGGCCAGTGCTTTTCATGGCAAGCCCCAAGGGCAGCAACAGATTTAATGCCGTCTCTAATCTGAGCTCCAGCATCCACCTTGACAGTCCCTTCCAGTACCCTCTCATTGTAGTAGATGAACAAGCGGGATGGAATAAAATCCTCTTTCGCAAGTGCGTCTCTACGTTCGAACTGAATAGCCGCTGCGATAGCTTGAGCAGTGCAACTTCCAAGATCGCCCTGATCATAAATGGGCGGCTGGCTTGGGTCATTGCTGAGGTCAAATGCGGGTGGTAGTTGTGCTAACGCTGCTGGCTTGGGTGCGAACTTGAAGTCTCGCATATCGGGCACATCAGGTACCCATCCGACCTTTAAATGTGGTTGGCATAAGTTCTCCTATCAGTCCTTTTGTTATATGTTAGTTGGGTGTTTTGGTTGAATGACTCTGCCCCTCTTCCAATCTTTTGGAATCTGGTCATCTTTCATAATCTTTCGATTATGAGTGCCATCAGTTATCCACATAGAACCATACTGTGAATTGTTCTCACTCTTTTTCAAACGCTCTTTCGCTTTTTCACTCATCTTCTTCTTACTCTCATCTGAATGTTTTCTTCCCAAGAAAGAGAAACTCCCATCCTCTTGTCCTCGTTTGAAGGATTCTCGTCTTTTTATCTTTCCATATTCTGATACCTGAGACGCTTGATTAGCTTTTTGAGCTATAATAGTTCTCCAATTTGGACCGTGTTTTTCCTCAAGTACTCTATTAGCTTCAGTTCTTCCCTTTTTTCGATTTACAATGGCATCTTCGGTTCTAGCATTCAAATGGTCGAACCCACCTTTTCCACCTTCCTTAAGATTATACGAGTGCGAGCCAAGTTCCACCAGTTCTTGTTCTTTATCGAACATCTCTTCCGAACTCGCCGCGTCTAGCAAGATCTCTTTCTCAAAATTCTCAAGCCCATATTTCTTAATAGCTGCATTTATAGCCTTACCCGATCCGCATATACCCATCATCGATGTTATCGGTTTTATGAGCACCGATATAGATCTTACCATTGATCAGATTAGTGATCCTGTAAACCAAGTAGTGCATAGTGTCTCTCCACTGTTATTCTATACTCTATTTATACGATAACAAGTTCGATACTCGTTATCAAATGAGCGGATGGAGGGATTCGAACCCTCGAGATTCTGCATGGCAAGCAGACGCAATAGCCACTATGCGACACCCGCGAATTAAAGTGGTTAGGCACGGTGAGGTATGAGCGATAGAATAAGGTATTGTATATCACCATCGCGTCCCATTCTCCGTTTACTGTCCCTACCTAACCTGCCGGCTCTCTTATTTACTGGTGAGTCGTGCTGGAATCGAACCAGCTACCCCAACCGTGTCGAGATTGCGCTCTACCATTGAGCTAACGACCCAGTTTTATTTCAGCACTTCTCATTCCATCATTCGAAACATTATCATCTCGAGTGATATTGATCATTTCTATCTTTACTCTGTCATCCCTGCATTGTTTCATTCCACCTTCAGTGAAGGTTGAAATCGCATTTTTGCCATTATAAAAAATTGTTTTCGATGGGCATTGATCGTCCAGCAACACACACTCATGACCACCCATATTCAGTTCGCAATAATCTTCAAACAGTTTGAACTTCCCCACCAATATGAGGGCTTCTGAGATGCACGAGAAGGAAAATGTTTTCCATGAGCTGACATTGATAGCATCTGCCATGCTTATCACACTGTCGATTTTTATTCCTAAACTCTTTTCAATGTCCGCTTGAACATTAGCAGAAAACCTCTGTTTATCGTCTTCATTCCAAATAGCGCCAGAGAAGATATGAATTTTCTGAGGTGATACCTCACAAATCATTCTCTTAATTTTTTCGACATTGACGAGGACAGGATTCCACCAACTGTCGATGACGGTGTCTTCAAGGTCAAGGAAAAGATGTTTCATGATAAAAATCTCGCTTTAACGACTCTAAAACACTATTCGGCGACACCGAGAAAAGTCGATAATCATCAGCTTGATCCCTGCTGCAATAGCCTGATCCGCGATCTCTGCCACGTGGTGATTGTGTGCAGAACGCTTAGTGAAGCGCGGAGCATCGAGCTCTTCGCGCCACTTCTTCCAATAGTGCTTGTTGTGGAACTCACGCCACGCAGCATGGGGCTTGTCATCCCAGGGCTCAGGAATCTGCGACCAGTAGGATTTGAGGCGATTAATGTGGCGCGGAGATACTGCCTCTTCCAGAATCGCCTCCAACGCTGCGGCTTCCGATTTGCGGCGATTCTGGACGCGCATGTGGTGGATGCTGTGGATAGGGCGGGCATGGCGCGTGCGGCTCATCTTTGTCACCTCTGTTTGCTTTCTTACTTTGTGACCATAGTATAGCATAAAACGAGCGGAAGTCAAGCCTTATTTTGGAAAATCTTGCCTCCGGGTAGGGCGTATGCAAGGGCGCCATCAATCTTCAAGGGAGCATGATACTCGTCAACTCTGGGGCTGGCGGGATCGATCATTACAGGCAACAGAAATCTGAGCCCGTCCACTCGCAAGTGTGATATATATCCCTCAGATGTCATCGTCCCACCTTTACACGTTCTTTCACTCATATTTAAGACCTCAGTGTGGAATGTGATGCCCCTCCAAGGAATCGAACCTTGATCAACTCCTTATGAGGGAGCCGCTTGTGCCAATAAGCTAAAGGGGCGTTGTGCAGAATAGCCCTTGTGGATTCGAACCACCAGTTATTCCTGTCGCCTGCCGAGGACTACTCTGCGGTTATCTACTGCGACAGTGCCTCCATAGCCTCTTCAACCGATCTGAATTCGAACTGAACGCCGGCTTGAGTGGCGATGACCTTGTCAGGCAGAATGGAGATGGTGAACCCGTTGAAACGGAAAGAAGTCATAAGTACCTCCTCGACTAAAGTGAAGTATAGAGACCAGTGTGAAGGGTAAACACTTCACGCAGTTGCTCGGCATAGACTCCTGTCACCCTAGTTGCAGTTTGCGGATTCCTTTTGACCAATTTGACAAATTCAATAATGTAGGTGTCGTCCTCGTCGAGAATTACTCGCACCCACCGGATACCCTTAGGATTGCGAGGTAACGACATCAACAGTGAGATTGGATCATAGCTAACGACTTTGGCTCCAGTCATTACAAGGAACCGATTGCTGCCAAGTTGGGCTAGAATGGTTGCAGAGCATTTGCTAATCATCTTCGTCACCTGTTTGCTTACTGTGACCATAGTATAGCATAAAACGAGCGGAAGTCAAGCCTTATTTTGGGCTAGATTCAAGTCTTTCACTTCGTTGTGACTGACACGCCCACAAAATAGTAACGGTCGTCATACGCTTTTTTGAGCACGCCCTTTTCGACGAGTCCAGCCAGCGCCTTTTCAAAGGTAGCCTCCAACATCAGTGAAACTTTGTCTATTCTTTGCTGATTGGTCACCTTGCTATACAGCCAATGCGGACAGAAAGGAAGGTGAGGATCGGGCAGTACCTCCCTGTTCTTGAGGTGCTGGTATATCGTATACTCATTGACTGTGAATGCGAACATAACAGCGTCCTTTATTTGCGGAAGATATGAAATGATTACACTATATGGTCATACGTAGAATAATCGTCCTCTCTGTAAGGTCGTGTCTAGAACTCTGGCCCTTACCATTCCACATTCTCAACGATTTACCTCGAGATAAATTCGTTGGTATAGAGAGGAACTTAACCTTTGCCTTAACAGTACGATTCGTCCAACTTCTGAATGAGATGCCTGACAAGAGATGACAAGTCGTTACGGGTTTTGATTAGCAGTCAAATGTAGACCTGTCGAGCATTCAGGCGGTTAATTTTATAAATATGAAACACACATAAGGAGAACGATATGCAAACATTTACAGATTTCATTATAGAAGCAAGAATTACCAAGGGCAGCAGGAAACAAATGTCAACTGCCTCACAGAAGGGGTTTGGTAAAGTTGCTGGAGCGGGCGCGAAGACGAGTTCCGAATCAGATGACGACACCAAAAAGATAACCGGAGAAGTTCATCCTATCGCCGAAAGTGAGAAGAAGAATGTTCACAATACGCTAAAGGCTGCGGGATACCGTTCCGGTGCTCCTGAGTTCGTCAATCATCCTGATCACGGCGATCTTACCGAGCATACTTACACCCATGCCAACGGGCATTCCATCAAAGTCCATTACAAGTAATCGATTATCTTCCATTATCTACGACGATGAGTCTGGGGTTCTGGTACATATAAACCCAGCATCTTTTCTCATTTAACATGGTCATAAACCTTCGAATTAGCTTTTACTGTAGAAGTGGTCGTCGTGTTTTTGGAGTTGCTTGTTGCTAAACTTGCTCGCCATCACTACGCTCATCAGCTCGTCTTTAGAGCGGGCACTGTGGACTCTTCGAGCTCTATCCGCCAATGGACGCAATTCGGAGGTTGACAACGATTTTAGATGCTTGAGGTGATCAGCGACTGCTTTGACGTCGTCGGGTGCTGTCTCATACTTCCTTTTGTACGATGCAGAAGCCTCATCTAGTCGTTCTTCGATATATTCTTGGAAATTCTTCATTATCGTTTCCTTATATGATTATCTAGATACCTGACAAGAAGTGATGAGATTTTACGGTTTTGATTAGCGGTCAAATGTAATCCCATCGAGCATTCAGGCATGTTCTGGTGCCGCCAGGAGGAATCGAACCCCCGACCTTCGCATTACAAGTGCGCTGCTCTTCCGTCTGAGCTATAGCGGCATTATAAAATTTCACTCAGACATTTGACTACTCTAACCTTTAGAGTGTCTAAGTCGCAATCGTTCATCACCACCTTATCATGCCCTCTTATAGGGAGGGGGATATTGGAAGGGTGGTCGGGGTTGGCTTCTGGGTTGAAGTGATTCGGTCTGATGATGTGCACCAGCGTACCGCCCAATCGGTCGAGCCAGTCCGCTTCATTTGCGAATCTGACATCACGAATGATCATACCACCTTCCGATTCGTAGTATCGTTTCTCGGCGATTCGAGTCCATAGGTCTGAACACACCATGTCTCGTCCCCATTCAGTTCCAAGGGTTTCGAGGAGGGACCTCAACGAGATGTCTTTCCCTACAGAGAGCCAGTCTATCGGCGCGGACTTCTTGCTCCTATCCTGCCATTTCTTCGACTTGCCGTCTATCCCGAATCCGGCTTTCACCATATCGTAGATAGGATCTGCGAATCCATAGCTTTGGATAGCGAGATACCTGCACATCATCTCTGCGACTGTGTCTTTGCCGCACCCGGCGATCTCGTTCGAGCCAGTCCTTCCTGTCAAACCTATTAAGATCTTTTTCATCTTTTCTCCTGCTCTTTAATCACCGCTCAGACCCCAGTTCCTTCCCAGTTCCAAATATTTACTGTTAAAGTAAGGATCGCTTTCTTTGACGAACTGATTTGCAGTAAAGTCCTTAAATTCATGAGGAATTTCATCAACAGCATTCACGAATTGATGCTCACATTCGTAGTGTGTATCTGTGTCGTTTTTCGAGAGAACGCCAACCTCGGTATCTTCCGGAAACTGCTTCATCCACTCGATAAACTCTTTCACAGTAATGGTCATGATAAACTCCTAATCTGTTTGGATCTGCTGTCAGATATTGAACTATCTCGTGTTCATCAACCCGCCCGCAAATCCATTTCATTTGTATACGCTGCAATTTGGCATCCCAGGAAGGATTCGAACCCTCGTCGCACGGTTTTGGAGACCGGCATCGTACCATTAGACCACTGAGATATTGTTTGGCTGAGGGGGTGGGGATCGAACCCACCTTTATCCTGATTAACAGTCAGGTGCACTCGCCCTGAGCGCTACCCCTCAATGATTTTTGGTCGGGATAGAAGGATTTCAACCTTCGACCTTGGCGCCCCAAACGCCCTGCTCTAAGCAAACTGAGCTATACCCCGAATTCTTTTGTAAATACCCTTTCTTAATCGATATGAGACCAAACTTTCAGCAATCTTTAATTTTGCAGTGCAATCAGATAGTGACTCATATCGATTACCTAAATCATCAATAAATGGTTTTCTGAGATGGTTGTTAGTCCACCCACCAGGTTTGCCTTTTCTTGATGAAACAGCCAGAGAAGTCAGTTTACTCAAACATTCTTTGCTACAGGTTAGCCTATTTCCAGAGATGAACTCTTTCTTACAGACTGAGCACGTCTTCTTTCTAGTGCATCGACCGGAGAACCCATCCCGTAGGAACTGGCGCTGCTGAGTTTATGCGCGTTGCAGTTTCCCCATTCGTGATCCACTTCTTCCCAAACTGGGAATTCTTTTCTCCAGATTGGTTTTCTGACATTACTTTGGACAGGTTCTCTCTATAACGAGCAAAGAACCTCGAATTGATTCTCTGTTGTTTTTGGTTTGAGACTGCCATCATCATAAAAGCCCTAACCATTTTATAAAAATGATGAGTTCGGGTATAGATTTTAACGAGAAGCAGATGACATATGAAATGTTCTCTCGCACTCAGTTTCACTAAATTCGAACCATCGTCAAGACCTCCGAAGACAACGAGGAACTATATGATGTCTTTCAGTATATCCATCGTAAGAGATGGATCTTCTTCTTTGAATGATCTCATCATATATTCTTTGATAGTTCAATTTTACCTCTTACTTATACTTGGTGCCACCGGTAGGTATCGAACCTACCTCTCGTGCTCTTCAGGCACACGCTAATCCATCTCAGCTACAGTGGCGATATTTGGTGGGCAGTCCAGGTTACGATCCTGGCGGTCCGAAGCAGGAGATTTACAGTCTCCCCCGTCTCCATAGCGGTCTACCTGCCCGTATTCTGTGTTAGGTGCTTGCAAGTGCAAGCACTTGGTCAATTTGGTGGACGATCTAGGAATCGAACCTAGCGAGCCAGTGGCACCGGGGTTACAGCCCGTCCCGCCTCCATAACGGTCTACTCGTCCAAATTAGCTATCTCAACTGCCTTTGCTTGTTTGCTTACTGTGACCATAGTATAGCATACTTTCGACGGAAGTCAAGCCTTTTTCGAAAATATTTTGAGGTCCAGGATGATGTCGTTGCGTCGTTTTTATTTAGCAGCATCCTACTACACAACCGCAAACGACGCGCTGTCGTCAAGAATTCAATACTGATTTACAAAGGATTTTCAACGCTATTTCTGGCGGTTTCTGGGTTGAGCCTTGACGTTTGACAAACTGACACTGGGCTTTCCGCAAATCTGCCGTTGCCTTACCACTCCAAAAGATATTTCATTCCTATCGGATCTAAGACAACGGGGGAATCATTCAGTATTTCATATTCGCCCTCGACCAAATGGACTGCGTCCACTAACCAGGCGCAGTCATAAGATTCGCGCAAACGCTCTTGCTCGGCTGAGAGAGGCAACGCCACGATACCCCTTCCTTGATCTCGATCATCTGACCAAACCTTTAGAATTTCATCAGTGAGAAGATTTCGCACAAACATCTTTCATCTCCAAAGTATCATAGGGTTTTGAATTGGAGCGGATATGGGGATTCGAACCCCAACTGCGCAGCTTGGAAGGCTGGCGGCTCACCTTGAGCTTACCCGCATTTGATTACTTCTCTTCCATCCAATCGCCGAACGTCCAGCGACCGATGAGGCTCATAAACGTCTCTTTCAGTTTCCCTTCGGGAACGTTGTCTATCTTCTTTATCACAGTTGGTGTGATGTTCTTCATCTTGATCGTTTCGACGGTATAGTTCTTGTTATGCTTGAGAGTTATGCGAATCCATCCTACCCTATTCGCATTGGATCCCATCTTGAGATGTACGAAACGCAGTCCTTTTCCTACAAGGCTAACCCCGTCCATTGCGTCATCTCCAAAGATACTAGAGATGGTATCAAAGAGTTCAGTCTCCTCGTTGATGCGATTAAATTCCTCGAATGTTATCATTTTTGTTCCTTTTTAGTCGTCGCTGAGCAGTGCGACTAACTCGCTCACGCTCATCCTCTTTAGATCTTCGATGCGGATCCAGGTCGAGTCTAGGACTTGCTGATACGCTCGTTGTCGTGATTCTGCGAGAGCATCATGCCACTCCTTTTGGTCTTTCATCGCCGAGGAACGCAGTGCTTTATGGCTATCGATGAGATCATCCACGCTGAGGCATGTAAGCCCTAGACTTTGACCGTACTCGATAATCTTACCAGTAGCGTTCATAGTTCTCACCAAATCGTATCTGCGTCGTTGGCTAACTTCAAAATCTGATCTTTTGCGATTTTCTTTGCTGCGTCATACCCAGCATCAAACCCACACATGATAGCGTTAGCAAACCATCCCAGCATTGCACTTGGGTCATTGGGTATCTCTGGATGAGCACTTATCGTTTCTAACCATTCTTTGACCCAGACTTGAGCATCCGAACTGCGGGTCCACGTTGCTGTTTGCTCGCTCATATCGTATCCTCATAGCAGTGTTTGGCGATCGCGACGGGAGTCGAACCCGTGTCCCCGGTTAGACAGACCGGGATAATATACCGTTATAAGACGCGATCTTTTGGAAATCTTTTGGAAATGGAATGATACTATCAACCCATTCGTTTTGTTACTTAGTGCGGTTGAACCACCAGTGGATCAACAGCACGCATCACTTGCAACCCAGTTCCAGAATTCTCTTGTTGAAATGTGTCGAGCTAGATTTAACGAACTGGTTCGAAGTAAAATCAACAAAGCTATGCGGGAGCTCGTTAACATTACCGACAAACTGGTGATCAAAGTCATCGTGCCTATGATCATCGGTTACTGTAAGAACGCCAACCTCGGTATCTTCCGGAAACTGCTTCATCCACTCGATAAACTCTTTCACAGTGATGGTCATCTTCGTCACCTTGTTTGCTTGTTTGCTTACTGTGACCATAGTATAGCATACTTCGAGCGGATGTCAAGCCTTTTTCAAAATATTTTTGAAAATAAAAAGAGAATTGAGGAATCGAACCCCATATCTTGGCGCCCTGTGAGCTTACCGGATACCCTATCCAGGGATTCTCTCGCCTTTGTCAAGGCGCAGTGTGTGGTAGGGGCGGAGGGAGTCGAACCCATCCTCATCGTGTCCGATCCGGATTAAAAGTCCGGTGCCTGACCGCTAGGCTACACCCCCATCTTACTGGTGAACCGCCGGGGTTTCGAGCCCCGCTAGGTAGCTTGAGAGGCTACTGTCCACACCAGCTGACTCGCGGTTCTTCATTTGGTGAGTCGCCTGGGGCTCGAACCCAGAACCTAAGCGTTAAGAGCGCCTTGCTCTACCATTGAGCTAACGACCCATTGAATTTGGTACACGAGATGGGATTCGAACCCACATTCCCCTGATTGAAAGTCAAGTTGCCTATCCAGTTAGCAGACTCGTGCCTAATGTTCTACCTCTATAACACCCCTCTGGGTTGTAGGTTACGGTTATCCTACTCCACCTTTCGTAGTGGACGCCAAGTGACTTGCGGCGATGCTAGTTACCTCGTCTCGATCGTGTAGCCCGCGGGCTCCGTATCGTCGTCTAGGCTCTGCCGCTTACTTCGTCACTCTCTTCGTGAGAGTAAGTCACTCCTTAGAAAACGCTAACTGATTAGTCAGGAACAAGTCAGTGTTCGGTCACCCTACTTACCGGTTATCTCGTCCTCTAGGGGTGGTCTCAGCACCCTTTAACGTCGGCGTTCAGTCCCGACTCGTTGCAGCAGGATCAGGTTGTAGGCTGATCGTACCGCTACCGGGCAAGCGAATTTGGAAGCAATCCTGTTCCACGGAACCGACGGTCCCACCGTGCCGCTCATCGCTTGCCGGAGTTCCTTACTTCGTAGCAACCACCTGTCCGTTAGTGGCGTTGAACACGGCTACGTTAACCTTCATCTCGACATACCGAATCGCAGCGTTATAGCCTTCGAGCCAGACCTTAGCCAACTCTGGGCCCATCTCCTTCTCTACGCCCTTCGGAGCCTTAGTCAGCCACGGCAACGGGGCGTTGATGTTATGCCGGACATGGTTGCGGACTACAGTAGCACCACGGTTCCGCCCCATAATCCAAACCAGCTTAGTGTGCGGGTTAGCGATCTGCGGAACAGCAACCTTACCCTGCAAGCCTTCGACCAATTCGAGAAAGTTCATCTTCGTCTCCTAACGGGAAGCAATAATGTTTAAGCGTTCAACCATTTCGGTGTAAGCAGCGGGAATTTCAGTAACCTGTCCAGCGTACTTAAAAACCTCTATGCGAAACTTGTCAACTCGTTTGCCTATCAAGTAGGACGCGAGAGCATGAGCAGTCTCGAAATAGCGTCGCTTGTTGTTGGACAGCTCAACTAGGACGTACATTTGCCAACCTCTGTTTGTTTGCTTACTGTGACCATAGTATAGCATAAAACGAGCGGAAGTCAAGCCTTTTTCAAAATATTTTTAAAATATTCTTCCTCGGAAAGGTCCCAAGCTGGTTGATATTCGCCGAAGGGTATGTTGTACATGTCATCGAGATCGTCGGATGTGAGCGGATGCGGCGAGCTGGGGTTAGCCGTTCCCAGTCCGCCCAACCCGTACATAGGGTAGAAATCGTCGTCCTCGTCGGGATCGGGAACCTGGATACTGACCATATCTGAATTCTTGAAGATGAACTCTTGCCTAGGTACCAGTGACGTCGCTCTGCGATCTGAATCCTTTCGCAAAATCCTGCCGCCCCACTCGAAATCTTCGCCGGTTCTTATCTCACCGAATCGCACTCGTTTCTTTACCATTCTCGTATCCTCAGATTATCCTATCGTTTGATTGCGGGACGAGGCTGCCTACAAGGCGCTGTTTGAGCATCATAGTCGCCTCGAAGATCTCCTGACCGGTTTGGCAGTAGATGGGACCTTCGGTCGCATATACTGTTCCGTGGTTACCGATGATACTAACCGATACTGCGGTTCTCGGAACCATTCGATTAGTCTCAAAGTCCCATACCAACGATCTCTCAGCGTTGACTTGGATGCCCATATCAGTTACTCGTTTCGTGAGATTTTGTGGGTGTGCCCGCATCGAGGGCACGTTATCGACATTTCCTGACGATTGTACCTCTTGATGATTTTGCGGACTGACTTGGCTTCTTTGAGAAGCGTTTTGATCATCTTAGTGTTACGGTCTTTCTTAGGCTTCGACAGCAACCTCTTGAGGCTTTTCTTCAGTCTCGCCAGCTTGTCGCGTAACGGGGCGATCATCCCCGTCACTTTGATTTCGCTATTTCCTTCGGCTATGGGTTGCTCATCGGTCATACTTGTGAACAACCTGCTGCATGAACTCGATAGCATCTGCGCACGAGGTCTTGCCAGCCAAATTAGTCTGCACGAACTCGATACACTCCGGGTATTTAGCTTTGTTCTCTTTCGCCATCTCTCGCTTGAGGACGTTGGAAGTTTTGGCGATGAGCTGGTAAACATCAACATGCTGCGACATTGGAATCTCCGATTATCTGGGGCAATTTACTTACAACACAAATCCGCGACGGCTGCCTTGTACTCATCTTCCGTCTTGAAACGGAGCATCACGTTCGACCCATACACCGGTCTCTCGTGCTTTTTTGCATCGGCAACGCTGAGCTGCCCAAGCGGAACATAAAAGACCTTGTCCATCTGAGGGTTAAAGCGTTGCTTGATCCAATACGACTTTCGTGCCATCTTGCTTGCCTCGTTGCTTGTTTGCTTACTTTGTGCCTACAGTATAGCATAAAACGAGCGGATGTCAAGCCTTTTTCACAAAAAAATCTGGGTCACGATCTTGCAGGATGATATGTGTGCCGTTCGTATCGAACTGGAACGGCACAAGCGCAAAATCCTTCAACGCCTGCCTTACGGTGGGTTGCTTGTCCGGAGGAACCATCAACAACATGAACCCACCCCCTCCAGCGCCGAGGATCTTCCCACCCCAGGCGCCTGCCTTCTTGGCAGTCACGTACATGTCATCCATAAACGAGTTGCTGATACTGCTACTCATCTTTCGCTTCAGCATCCACGAAAAGTTCAACCACCATCCCAACGATTCCCAGTCCTTATCCTGCAGGGCACCAATCGCCTCGTCGACAATCTCACCCAATTCTTTGATGATGATCTGGGACTGGTCTGATATGACAGTCATGTATCCCTTGGCGACTTCTGAGGCAGTCCTTTGGATACCCGTGTAGTAGAGTTGCAAGTGTCCTTCCAACTCGCGGATCGCACTCAGTGGAAGGTTGATAGGGGCAACCTCTATCTTGCCGCTGGTGTGGAAACGGATGCGGTTAAATCCGCCATATGCCGCAGCGGTCTGATCTTGCGATCCCACAGTCTCATTCAGCAAATCTTGCTCGATGTGGATGCTCTGCTCTGTGAGCATCTCTTTCGAGACGGAACGACCTTGTAGGCAGTGTAGCGCGTTGAGCAGTCCCACCACGAACGATGAGCTTGTGCCCAGCCCAGTCCTTGCGGGAAGATCACCGATTTGGTTAATCTCTATCCCGTCGGTGTCGTTCCAGTTTAGATATCGCAGCGTCTCTCTGATTGCGGGGTGCTGGATGTCTGAGATTCCGAGACAGTTCTCCTGCTTAGAATACGACAGGCGGAAACGGTGCTCGAAGAAAGGGGGATAGTGGCGGCACATGATATAGCAGTATTTATTGATCGAGGTTGAGAGAACCTGCCCGCCATGTTCTTTGTACCACGCTGGGTAGTCAGTTCCTCCACCGAAGAACGATATCCTAAACGGTGTCTTACTTATGATCATTTCGTTTCCTTGAGAGGATACAACATCGTTTCTACCAACTCACATAGGATGTGCCCGATAGTGATATGGGCTTCTTGGATATGCTGCGTCTTTTTGGATGGGACGCCGATGATTACGTCTACGCTTTCATCAGAATAGCACTTTCCATCACTGCCTGTCAAGACCAGCGTCTTCATCTTATGGAGTCTCGCTGCCGCGCACGCGCTTAGGACGTTGGCTGAGTTACCGCTCGTGGTGATGCCGATGAGCACATCACCCGGCTTCCCCAAGGCTTGAATCGGTCTCACAAAAACCTTGTCGTAGCCGAAGTCGTTGGCTGCGGCTGTGAGGATTGACGTGTCTGTCGTGAGTGCGATGGCTGGAAGAGCGGGACGCTCGTTTTTCAGAGTGAGCAGATTTACGAACTCCGCTGCGATATGCTGGCAATCCGCGGCACTGCCACCGTTTCCGCATAGCAGGACCTTGTTGCCCATGCTGAATGCCTTTGCGATGATCTTGGCTGCGAGGATGATAGATGGAGTGCATCTATTGACCACTCTCTCCTTAGTATCCATGCTGTCGTACAGGTGCGACTTAACTAGGTACGAGTACGTCTGTTCTAATTCGTCTTTCTTGCTCATATTCATTGTCCTGCAAAGAACGCTTGCGCGTTTTGGTATGATTCGGGAGTGCCGATGTCGATCAATAGACTTTCGGTCACCATGCCATATAGCGACTTGTTGACGAGTGTTGGAAAGAACTCGTTCTCGAGTGAGTACGGTGTCCTGCCCGGCATGGCTCGGATCGCTGTCTTGTTCATGATGTAGACGCCCGCGTTGATTAGACTCGGGGAGATGCTAAGCTCTTTCTCTTTGAACGCGATAACCTTATCGTCTACCGCCACGCTAACTAACCCACC